CTGATAATTCTATAATTATTGACCCACAAATGTATATAGCCGTTCCTGGGCCACAAGGCGAGCCAGGGCCTAGAGGACCAAAGGGAGACGTTGGTCCGCAGGGAGAACAGGGTTTAAAGGGCGATAAGGGTGATCCTGGAAAAAGCGGTAGGGACGGAATAGATGGTAAAGATGGAATAAGTATTTTATCTCCATCTATGCAAAATATAGGGTGGGCCTGTTATAGTGCATTAAATCCAAAACAAATAAGAACTGGTGCAAATAAAGGCAGTGATGGTTGGGTAAATTTAATATTAGATGGTATTGGCAAAAATACAAATGAAGAATATTTGCCAAAAGAATCTTTATCATTGTGGAATACAAATACACAAAAAATACATTTTAGATCTCTTAATATAGGAGCAATTATAACAGTTCGTTATAATTTAGAAATAATCACATTTTCAAATAATACAGAAGCTTGGATTAGAACATATTCAGAACGATCAGAAAACTCTCCATCTACATATATAGGTTGTTTAAAATATCAATACTCTTATGACCTGTCTATATCTCAGTCAGTATTTTTAGAAGGAAAAGTTATGCAGTCAGATGGTGGAATTCCTCAAATAAGGACAGATAACGACAGCATTGTTTCATTAAAGTCTATTCATATAGCAGTTTGTTAAAAAAAATACCCCGCCATATTTCAGACGAGGTATTTTTTATTCCTTAATATTATTCAGGAAATCTATTTAGCCATTTGTAATGAGCACCTTTATTATAAGATGACCATGAACTCCAGTCAGTGCCGCTTTTTGTCATGTGATACACGATTTCAGCGTTCCTAACAGGGCTAAATAACTCAGCATTAAGGTCTAGTTCAAACTTATCTCGTCTGTCTGGACCAAGTGTGCCAAGCATATTAATCTGAAAGATTCCAAATGAGGAGTCTCCAGTCTTGGTGTTTCCATTAAAAGCAAATGGACGACCATTGGATTCAGCCTTTGCAACTGCCCAAGCAGTCTTTAAAGCTTTTCCTTTGAACCCTACCGCCTTAAGTAATTCAACCAACTGGCTGTCAGTCAAACTTGTCGCATTTTCATACTTAGTAAGTATTTTGTTATTTTTATCCTCAGATAGCACAAAAGCCACCTCTAGGGTGGCAAGGTTAGATGCTTCCTGTTTAGATAAATTATTTTTAGCAGCATGTGACGGTATAGCACCTAAAATAGATACTAACAGAAACGTACCACTAATTACCCCTACCAGCATTTTATTGTTTGTCAAGTTTTTCCTCCTAAAATGCATATGGCACCTTAACAGTGCCATAGCACTAGTATAACACAAAACTACTCATAAGTACAAGTCATATGGTGATATAATAAGAAAAGATATTAATATAGGAGAATTATGGCTACATTTAGAGGGCAAGGATCAGATAATTATTCTATTGGTGCAACACCGCCATATGTTTCTTGGACTGTTGTTCGTGGAGATACTGCATCATTTCGTGTTTATGTAACAGATGATAATAAAGATCCTTTAACAATTGCAGACTGGACAATTCAGATGCAAATTAAAAGACCATCTGCTCCAGTAACTCCAGGCGCAATTACAGATAATGCAACCTTAATATTAAATATAACACCAGTGGCAGACCCAGATGATGGTCCAGGAGAATTTACAGTATCTTTGACAGCAGAACAATCAAATCTTCTTCAAACAAATGATATTTTTGATATTGAGCTTTCTTTGCCACAAAATGAAATTGTTTGGACTGTAGCTCAAGGTAAAATGATTATCCTTGAGGACGTAACAGCATAATGGTAGCAAGAGCAATAATATCAGATAAGAAAAAAATAAATACTGTTCTTATTGAAAACGATGGGTTTTTTAGATCTACCGTTTCAGAATCTAGAGGAACTATTTTAATAAATGAAGTGCTTCCATTTAGAATAAGGTTTACAGATATAAGAATTCCAGGGTATAACCAAAACAATATTCCTGGCATTGGACTACAAGTTATTGGTTATTCTAACTACATACTGTAGAATAGTAGGGTGGGAAACATGAAAAGTATAATGATAGCAACGCCAATGTATGGCGGTATATGTCATAACTCATATTTAAAAAGTCTTTTTGCATTAAAAAATATGCTTTCACAAAAAGGCTACATTGTTAATTATGCTGAGCTATCTAATGAGTCTTTAATTACTAGAGCAAGAAACACACTTACTGAGATTTTTTTAAGAACTGGAAATGATTATCTTTTGTTTATAGATTCAGATGAAGGCTTTAATCCAGAAGGCATAGTCAGAATGATTGAAGAAAATGTTGATTTGGTTGGTGCTGCAGTTCCAATGAAGGGTATAAATTGGGAAAGAGTAAAAGTAGCAGCAAAAAATGATAGCGGGGATCTTTCAAACTTTACAGCAATATATAATGTAAACATTTCAAATGACCAAAGACAAAAGCTAAAAGAAAATCCACAGCAAATAGTAGAAGTAGATTATATAGGCACAGGAATAATGTTAATTAGCAGAAATGTATTTCAAAGTTTAAAAGAGTTTACAGCTTCATATAGATGTGATCAAAATAATCTTGCAGGTATAAGATACGGAGAAACCATTTATGATTTTTGGAAAACCGCCATAGATCCAAAATCAAGAAGGCTTTTGTCTGAGGATTATAACTTCTGTGATATGTGGAAAAAGATTGGTGGCAAAATATATTTGGCTCCGTATGTAAAGGTGGTGCATGTTGGAACTTACTGGTTTAAATAAATTAGAAGGTTTTGGTCCAGTTTATGTAATAAACATGGAAAAATCTTTAGATAGAAAAAACTACATAGATGAGCATTTCAAAAAATACGGTATATCAGATTACACTTTTATAAAGGCAGTAGATGGATCTGTAGAAGATTTATCCAACTTAATAGAAAACCATAACTCTTTGCCAATTACAAAAGGAGAGGCTGCATGTAGTCTTTCACACCTCAAAGCTATAGAACAATGGCTAAACGAATCAGATTCAGAATATGCTATTTTTGTAGAAGATGACTCAAGCTTTGAAACTGTAGATTTTTGGTCATTTACCTGGAAAGACTTTTTAGAATCAATTGACTATGACTATGATATTTTACAACTAGCTATTATTAATAACTTTACTGTAAACCCAAGACTGCATCTTAGAGAGTTTTTAGACTGGAGTGCTGCGGTATATTTGATAAAAAGACCATATGCAAAAAAGTTAATAGAAAAACATAAAAAAGAAAATAAATATGTTTTTAATACAACAAGGCATTTAGCTGTTTCAGAGGGTATGCTTTTTGGAACAAGCCTTTGTTATTCAATACCGCTTTTTACCTATTCAATTGATCTAGGGTCTTCTCTAAATGAATCCCATGTTCAAACTGTTCATAAGAGTTCTAGGAACCAAACTATGAAATATTGGCAAAACAACGACATGTTTAAGCCAGATATTTTTTAATAATTATGATATAATTGCTGCATGGCCAGAACTACCATACCGTTTACAAAGACTAAATTTCAGACTGGTGATAGACCAACCCAGGCAGACTATGAAGATTTAATTGATACCGTTGCAGCACAGGCAACTGACTTAGGCACATTTGGTAATAATGAAAATACAATTACTGGAATTGAAAATGCTACTGTAATTGACAACTTTACAGCAACAGATTGGCGTATGGTTAAGTACCTTATTTCAATTGCCAAAACATCTGCTGGAGATAATAAATACTATGCAACAGAATTGACCGTACTTATTGATGGAACAAACGTAAATGTTTCTGAGTACGGAACAATAGACAATGATGGGAATATTGGAACCATTAGCGTCTCTAAGGTGGGAGCAACAGTTAACTTAACTGTAACTCCGCAAGTGGGGATCACGCCTATTACCGTTCGTTTTGCACGAATTGGTCTTAAGGCATAACTAAGGAGATAATAAAATGGCAACAGTCAACAAAGACTTTAAAATCAAGAATGGTCTTATTGTTGAGGGTTCTAATGGTACCATCAACGGCTATGACATTCTTACAAAAGATCAAGATGATCAAAACTATATAGTTAGTTTAATTGGTGGATCTGCTAATTCAGAAGCAGTAGCAAATACAGTAGTCATTCGTGACGGATTTGCAAATTTTGCTGCTAATGTAATTACAGCAGATTTGATTGGTGATGTAACTGGTAATGTGACTGGTACAGTCTCAGATATTTCAAACCATGACACTGGAGATCTTGCAGAAGGAACAAATCTTTATTTTTCAAATGCTCGTGCAAAAGATGCAGCAGCAGATTTGCTAACAAGTGCAGCTCTTACAAATATTACAATCACAGGAACTGGTGCTGGATTAACAATTACCGCAGAAAACGGTGTAGCAGATTCCGACACAGATGATCTTGTAGAGGGAACAACAAACCTTTATTTTACAAATGCAAGAGCTCAAGCTGCAGTTAGTGCAGGAGATGGGTTAAACTATAATTCTGGTGAATTTAGTGTTCATTTAGGATATGGTCTTGAATTTGCAAATAACGCAGTTCGTATTGATGATAGCGTTATAGCAACAGATTTTGATGTTTCAGGTGCAATTTCTGCTCACGATGTAAGTTCTGGAATTCACGGGGTAACAGGAAATGTTGTAGGAACATCAGATACACAAACAATTTCAAATAAAACTCTTGGATCAAATCTTGATGCTGGTGGATACAAGATTACAGGTCTTGCAAATCCAGATAACGCAGGAGATGCTGCTACAAAGTCTTATGTAGACGCAGTTTCTGAAGGTTTACACATTCATGCTTCAGCAGTTGCTGCTACAACAACAAATATCAGTATATCTAATGACCTTATGGTTGGAGATATAATTGATGGTGTTACACTTGCCTCAACAAATCGTGTTCTTGTAAAAGATCAGACAACAGCTTCTGAAAACGGTATCTATGTTGTTCAGGCATCAGGTGCTGCTATTCGTGCAGCAGATTTTGATCAGCCAACAGAGGTTGATGGTGGAGACTTTATCTTCGTAACAGGCGGAGACTCACAGTCAAACACTGGCTGGGTACAGACATCAACTGGAGTTGTAACAATTGGAACAAGCCCGATTTACTTCACACAGTTCTCAGGTGCTGGAACATTTCTAGCAGGATATGGACTATATCTTGATGGAAATATATTTAATGCAAACGTAAATGTTCTTGCAAATCTTGAATATGTATCAAATGCTGTTTCAGATCACTCAGATCTTACAACAGGAATTCATGGAGTAACTGGAAATGTTGTTGGAACATCTGATACTCAGACTCTTTCTAATAAGACTCTTGGTAATTCTGTTGTTCTTGGAGCAGATCTTGATGCTGCTAACTCATTTACAGTTAAGAATCTTGAAGAACCATCAAGCAACCAAGATGCTGCAACTAAGTTTTATGTAGATAATGCAATTACTGGAGTTGGAAATACAATTTCAGGTTTAGATACAGATGATATTGCAGAAGCAACAAATCTTTATTTCACAAATGCTCGTGCTGAACTTGCAGTAACTGCAAATTTAGATACAGATGACTTGACTGAAGGTGGAACAAATCTTTACTTCACAAATGCTCGTGCAGAAGCTACAATGGTTACACCTCTTACAACTGGAACACAAACAAATATCACAGTAACTTACGATTCTCAATCTGGAACATATGACTTTGTTGCAGAAAATGGAGTTGCAGACTCTGATACTGATGATCTAACTGAGGGTACAACAAATCTTTACTTTACAAATGCTCGTGCAGTAGCAGCTCTTGAGGCTGTAGTTCCAAACTTTACAGAGGTAGATGTTAATGATGTAGCAACACATGTTGCAGCAACACTTGCAGTTCCAACAGCAAGTCAAGTTACTGCATATGATTTTGCTCACGCAACATATCGTTCTGGAAAGTTCTTAGTAAAAGCTGAAACAGGCTCTCACACAGAGATATCAGAAGTTCTAGTAACACTAGACTCTCTAAACAATGTTGCAATTACTGAATACGCAATGATTGGAACAAATGGAAATCTTTTCAATGTTACCGCTGATGTTAGCGGAACAGATGTAAGAATCCGTGTAACAACTATAGAAAACAATACAGACGTTACAGTAGTTGGAACACTGGTTAAGTAGTAGATAGGAAATAGGACGTGGCAACAGATAATAAAGACTTTAAGATAAAAAATGGACTTATTGTCACCAACGGAGGTACATTTGGAGGTACTGTTACTGTTGCCACCCCTACTGAAAATTTACATGCTGCAACAAAAGAATATGTAGATTCAATTGTAGGCGGAGTAGAGGTTCCAGTATCGGATACTCCACCAGCAAATGCAACTAATGGCAATATGTGGTATGACACAGTAACAGAAAGACTTCATGTGTATTATTCTGGTGAATGGTATGCAATGGCTACACTTGAAGATGCCGAAACATTACAAGACCATATTCACGATACGGCAATTGATGGAACTGGAACAGTAGTAACAACATTTGTAACTGGTGGATTTTATAACGATCCAGGTAATTTAGTAAGTGCAGGATTTTATAATACAACATCTTGGGAAAATACCTGGGATGGCGGAATAGCAATAGATAATTTTAACTAATTTAATAAGTTAGCAATAGGAGGAAACATGGCAACAAGAATGCAACAGCGCAGAGGTACTGCTGCTCAATGGATCTCCACACACGATGGCGATGGTCCAATTCTTGAAATTGCCGAAATTGGTTTTGAAACTGATACTGGAAAATTTAAAATAGGTGATGGTTTAACACACTGGATAGATCTTCCATATTTTGCTGACGTTGAGACTCTCGGTATAGCTTTAGATGGAGATTTTGTAGAGTTATCTGATATTGGCGCAGTAAGTGGAGTTGCTGGACTTGATGCAAGTAAAAATCTATTAGTTCCTGGCTCATCAATTATTGTTGAAGGAACTACAAATAATGAGTTTGAAACAACGATATCAATAACAGATCCTACATCAGATAGAACAATAACAATTCCAGATGCTAGCGGAACCATAGTTCTTACAACAACTCTTGATGAAATGGCTCAAGATGCAGTTGCACAAGCGCTTGTAAATGGAACACACACAAATATATCTGTTTCTTATAATGATAACAGCAATACAATATCTCTTGTAGGTGCCCAAACATATTCAGATGAAGAGGCAGTAGATGCAGTTGCACAGGCATTAGCAAACGGTACACATACAAATATAACAGTTACCTACGATGATGCTAATAATAGAATTAACTTAACTGGTGCAAGCTCTTTGCCTTCTCAAACTGGAAATAATGGAAAATTTTTATCAACAGATGGAACATCAGATTCTTGGAATTATGTAAAAATCCCTACTGGAACATCTGAGTCAGCTGGTCCAGCAGAAGGACAATTTTTCTTTAATATTAATTCAAACTCTTTAAAGGTTTATTCTGGAGGAGCATGGTTAACTATTGGATCAGTTGCAATGGATAATGGTGGACCATTTACATCTTTGTTTGAAACATCATATGATGGAGGATCAGCTGGAGTAGAACCTACAACTCCACAGTTTGATGGAGGTTCTTATGTGTGATATTTTAAATAATATGGTATATTTAGTTAGTGTTGACACCCTGGAGGTAAAATAATGTCAGTAAGACTACAGTTTAGACGTGGAACAGCAGCAGAATGGACAAGCGCAAATCCAGTTCTATTTGCTGGTGAAATAGGTTTTGAAAGCGACACAAAATTAATAAAAGTTGGAGATGGATCAACAGCTTGGTCTTCTCTTGCATATTCTACTGTAAGTCCTTCAAGTGTAGTAGAGCAGGCTCAGGATGCAGTCAACACAGCATTAACAGCAGGAACTGGTATTACCAAATCTTATAACGACAATGCTAACACAATATCAATTTCTATTGGTCAAGATGTAGGAACAACCTCTAATGTTACATTTAATGATGTTTCGGTATCTGGAGATTTAACTGTAGATGGAAGTCTAACAGTATCTGGAACAACTACATCAGTTAATACTACTAATCTAGAAATTGAAGATAAAAATATTGTAATTGCAAAAGTTGCAACATCTGTTATTTCTACAACAGGTTCATTAGATGGTTTTACAGGGTCTGATCCATTTGTAATGACATTAACTGGACTAGATTCAACTGACGGTGTTGCAGTAGGCATGAATATTTCTGCAACAGCTGGAACTGGAACATTTGGAACTGGTGCAAATTCAATTACAGTAACTAGCATACCAAGTTCAACAAGCTTAACAGTAACAAAATCTGGTGGAACTATCCCAACAGTTGGAACAATTTCTAATATTACAGTTTCTGCATCAGATGTTACAGCAAATGGTGCGGGTATAACAGTTCAAGGTACAACAAATAAAACTTTTACATGGAATGATACTGGAGACACTTTTACATCAAGTGAACATATTACTGTAGCTAATGGAAAGTCGTTTTATGGTAATTTAACAGGAGATGTTACTGGAAATGTTCTGGGATCACTAACAGGAAATGCTACAACAGCATCAGCACTGCAAAATCCTGTAACTATTAATGGAACTTCTTTTAATGGTAGTTCAAATGTTACTGTAACAGCAGCAGCTGGAACATTAACTGGAAATACCTTAAATTCTGGAGTCACACTTTCTTCACTTACATCTGTAGGTACTATAACATCTGGTACTTGGAATGGAACTGCAGTTGCACTTACTCATGGTGGAACTGGAGCTACAACACAGGCTGGAGCAGCAAATGCAATTCTGCCAGCACAGGCAAATAATGTAAGCAAGCTTTTAACAACAGATGGAACAGATGTCTCTTGGACAAATGCCCCATCTGTCCAATCACTAACAGTAAATACAAATGATTTAGATGTTGGGTCTCAATCAAATGGATTAAGAACAACAGACTCATATACAAATCCTATGGCGGTATTTTCAACAGATGCTGATGATGATTATGCTCAGCTAGTTATTAAAAATACTGGAAACGGTACAAATTCATCAACAGATTTAATTGCATATGCAAATAATGGAAATGATACAGCTGGATGGATTGACCTAGGTATTGCTTCAAGCACATTTGCAGATCCATCATTTACAATCACTGGCGCAAATGATGGATATATTTTTATGGAAGCTCCAGTTGGAAATGTTAAAGATGTATCCAATAAAGAACTTTCAAACAATGTTGTAACTCTTACTACTTCATCTGCACACGGATTTTCAACTAATGATGAAGTTGTGGTTAGTGGCGTGGGAACACCTTTTGATGGAATACATATTATTACAGGAACTCCTACAGGAACTACATTTACATATGCAAAGTCTGGATCAAATGTTGGATCTACAGTAGTTAGCCCAGTTGGAGAAGCAAAGGTAGCAACAGGAGATGGAAATCTTGTTCTTGCTACTGGAGGAAATGGTGCAAGAAATAAGATTGTTTTTGCAGCAGGAGGACTTTCAAGCGATAATACACAAATGGAAATTACTCCAGATGTAAATGTACATATTGAAATTCCTACACCTTCCACGTCATCTACTACTGGAGCATTTACTGTAGTTGGTGGAGTTGGAATTCAAGGAGATATGAACCTTGAGGGTAACTTAGATGTAAATGGAGACGTTGACTTTTCTGGAGTCCAACATCTACCAATTGGAGCAAATGCATTTACATTTTCAGAGACTTTAACAAATCCAGTTATTACTGCAGTGGCAGATAAAGATGACTATCAGCAAATAGCATTTAAAAATGAAAGCAATCATCCAAATGCATCTACAGACTTTATAGCCTATGCAGATAATGGAACGGATTCAGACGGATATATTGATATGGGTATTACATCCAGCGCATTCTCTGATCCATTATTTACAATTACTGGAGAAAACGATGGATATATCTTCATGGTTGCTCCAGCAAATACAGTTGGAAATGGAGACCTAGTTCTTGCTACTGGAAACACTGGTGCAAGAAATGCTATCGTATTCGCTGCTGGTGGACTTGCGTCTGATAATACTCAAGTAACAATTATTCCTGATCAAAATGTTCATATTGAAATTCCTACGCCTTCTACATCACCAAGTACTGGTGCACTTACCGTAGTTGGTGGAGTTGGAATTCTTGGAGATATGAATATTCAGGGTAATGTTGATGTTCAAGGAACCATTGTTTTTGGTGGTGCAGGAACAACAGTTGAAACATCAAATCTTGCAGTAAGCGATCCAATGATTTATGTTGGAAATGCAAACCCAGCAGACCAAATTGACCTAGCGTTTGTAGGAGAATATAAGTCAAATTCTGTAACAAAATATACAGGTATTGCACGAGACGCTTCAGATGGTATATATAAACTCTTTAATAATGCAAATACAAAACCAGCATCTACAGTTAATTTTGCAGAAGCTGGCCTTGGTTATGCAGATCTTCGTGTTGGTGGTTTTACAGCTAACTCAGCAACAATTGGTTCTGTAACAAATACAGAAATCGGATATCTATCTGGAGTAACATCACCAATTCAGACACAAATTAGTGCAAAACTAGACTCATCTACTGCTTCTAGCACATATGCACCAATTAATAATCCAGTATTTACAGGAACTGTTTCAGTGCCTACTTCAATTGAGTTTGAAGGATCTACTGCAGATGCAAATGAAACAATACTAACAGTAACAAATCCTACAGCAGATCGTACAATTACTCTTCCAGATGCAACTGGAACAGTATCTCTTGTTACTGGATCAGAAACTCTTCAAAATAAAACAATAAATCTATCAAACAATACTTTGACAGGAACTGCTGCTCAGTTTAATACAGCTCTTTCTGATGCTGACTTTGCTACACTTGATGGAAGCGAAACATTAACATCAAAGACTATAAATTTAGCAAATAATACAATTTCTGGAACAATTGCTCAATTTAATACTGCTCTATCAAATGCTGACTTTGCTACACTTGCTGGAACTGAAACTTTAACTAATAAGACATTAACAGCTCCAGTAATTACAGGTACTACAAAAGTTCAGCAACTTCTTGAAAAAGCAACGGTATCTGCAACAGCAGCAACTGGAACAGTAAACTATGACCTACTTACAAATGGATCAGTTACATACTATACTTCAAATGCTTCAGCAAACTGGACATTAAATCTTCGTGGAGATGGTTCAAATACTTTGAACTCAGTAATGTCAACTGGAGATTCATTAACAGTAGCATTTTTAGTAACTCAGTCAACTGCATATTATGCAACTGCATTCCAAATTGATGGATCTGCAATAACTCCAAAGTGGCAGGATGGTACAGCGCCAACATCTGGAAACGCAAACTCTATCGATATCTATACATATACAGTTATTAAGACAGGAAATGCTGCTTACACAGTATTTGCATCAAGAACTAAGTTTGCATAGGAGAGTAGCAAGTGCCACTATTAGGAACTCGTGGAGCAGGATCGGTTAGAGCTTTTGGTCGTGGAGGCGGTAGATCATTTCCACCAACAGGCACATTTGATCTAATACAACATACTGCTTTATCTTCTAATGCACCAACAATATCGTTATCAGATATTAATCCAAATTATACTAATTTATATTTAGTTGCTCATGCAAGATCTGATGCAAATGCTAAATTAGATTTTATTAATATAACTATGAATGGTGATAATACAACATCAAACTACTCATCTGGATTTTTAACATCTGCTATAGTTAATGGACAGCCAGTTACAGCAAATCAATATGCAAGGTTTACATCAAATCAAGGAATTAGAGTACCAGGGATGCACGGTGCTCAATCAACAGCTAACTTTTATGGATCAATGGAAGTAGATTTTATAAATATTAGTAATTCTTCTAACTATAAAACAACTCTTGCTAGAGTAGCACAAATTGAATTTGGAGCAAATACTTGCTGTCAAAATGCTGGTGATGGTCATACAGGATACTCTTCTGGACAATGGAGAAGCACAACAGCCATTAATTCAATAACATTAAGACCAGCAGTAGGATCTAACTTTGTTTCAGGATCTACATTTACATTTTATGGTATAACTAGACAAGGAGGGTACGGTTCATAATGTATGGAACACCACTAATAAATACATCTTTATCTAGCGATACTACTAACTGGACTATTAGCAATATACCGTCTGGATATAAGCATTTAAATATGGTTTTTGTTGCAAAAACAGCATTTACTCAGCATGGTCCACAGCTTAGATGGTCTTGGAATAATGAATCTTCAACAAATACTCATTTTAATGGACTAGAAAATGCTGGTGGAGGTTTTGTTTATGGACCAGAAGCAGGATCATTTAGACAAAGAGGAATTATGAGAGGCGATGCGCCTGCAACTCTTTTTGGATATCACAGAGTATTTATACCAAACTATTCAAATACAAGTATTAAAAAAACAATATGGGCGTGGCATACTACACCATTTGGAGGACCACTAGACGGATTAACATGGAATAGCCTTACAGCAAATTGTTTTGATAATACAACAGGCTTAAGCAGTATAGTTATG